CAACGGCCTGCTCAAGACCTTTTATGGCCATACATCCCCCTTTCAGCGGCGACGGTTAACGGCAGGCGGTACGCCCCGCCCAAGCCAGAGATGACAGCTTCCGCCATCATCCGGCGAAATCCGGTCTATCCAGAAGTTTTCCTCACCGATGGTCAGCGTGTCGCCGCGCCGCAGCTGCCGCACATCATCAGTCCGGACAAACAGGGACGGGCTGGAGCCTTCAACGCGCACGCCCTGTCCGGCATAGCTGATATTTTCAGGGTCATCAAAAACACCACGTATCACAGCACCGGACTGCTCACCGGATGTCATGGTGGCTGACGTTCCCATGTACCCGCGTATCGTTTCATCGGCGCGGGCAATGGCAGCATCGAACAGGTTATCGAAATCAGCCACAGCGCCTCCCGTTATTGCATTCTGGCCAGGCCGCGCTCTGTCATTTCAGCTGCCACACCGGCAGAGACACGGAACGCCGTTCCCGGCAGCACAAATGCCACAGGTTCATCCCGCGTGGCGTGAAGTGCATCAGTATGCAGCGTCACCAGTGCCACAACCGTGACCAGTTCAGCCGTATCCTGAATCACGGTATCCGGCTGCGCTGATACCACCTCATTTTCATGCCCGGTCAGCACATTTTCCCGGCTGAGAGGGGTGTCCTGACCGGCAGTTTCATCCGTGTCATCAAGCTCTTCTTCCAGCTCTGCCACACGAAGCGCCAGTTCTTCTTTCGTTCCCGTCAAACTGACATCGCGGTTCAGTTGCTCACCCAGCTCCTGAAGACGGGCAATCAGTTCATCTTTCGTCATGAACTCCTCCACAGAGAGAAAATGGCCCCGAAGGGCCATGATTACGCCAGTTGTACAGACACGAACTCATCAGGATCAGCCAGCAGCATCAGCGGTGCTGACTGAATCATGGTGAACTCACGCGCCGGATCGCCGGTGGTCACCCAGTTTTTCGGGTAACGGGCAGAGGCGTTAATGCCTTCGCGCTGTGCGTCCGCATCCTGAATGCAGCCATAGGTGCGCAGACCGCGTGCCTGAGTGTTCCCCAGCACCATCGTGTTGTCCGGCAGGAAGTTCTTTTTGACGCCGTTTTCCACGTACTGTCCGGAATACACGACGATGGCCACATCGCCATACATCCCCTTGTAGGACACCGCTTTGCCCAGGTCTTTCACCGCTGTCTCCAGCTCGGAATGAGAGCCGCGACGAGTATCCAGCTTCTCCTTGACGGCTTTGAAGGAACGGAACAGCGCCCAGCCTTTCGGATCAAACACGATGATATTCACCACTCCGCTGGCGTTCAGCGCGTAGGCTTCGATATCGTCGGTCGGGTCATACGTGGACTTGTCACGCTTGCTCCACTCCGTGCCGCCGGACTGCGTGATGTTGTTGGCCGCACTGCGGCCCATATCCACCTCAACCGGATCGAAAGCTTCACCGGTCATGGTGTATTTGCCCTTAAGCACGGCAGAAACTGCCTGCATCTCTTCGACCTGGGCAATGGCCAGCTCTTCGTCACGCATGTTCTGCATAATGATGCGACGGCGGCGGTAAGCCGGGTCCGCCAGATTCTGCGGATCTTCATCCGGCAGGCGACGCAGGGTCATCTGCGGATTCACCTCATGCTTCGGCTACATGAGTCAATGACGTAAGTATGTGAATGATATAAGAGGAAAAATAGAGCATAATCTCTACCAGAATGACTATGTTGCAATACATGCTGCAATACACAGAAATGAATTTACATGCTGTTCGATTATTAAGTTTCATAGCCGAGTTGCAGATCAGCAACTCACCCACCAGCCCAGATAATTTCATTTTCACACTGGAGGACTCCTTGAAATCAAGGAATCATAATCCTGCCATGTCATCATTCCGGCCTTCTCAGATTTGAGGTGTGCGGAAAAAATAAACGCTATTAAGCAGCTATGTGGGTACTGCACTTTTTGGGTAGTGCAACTATCCAGCTTCCTCAAATTAAGGATTGTGGAAAAATCAATGAGTCAGGTTTATTCCCCCGTTCTCCCCCAATGGGGGTTTTCGAAAGAATCAATGGGTTAGGCCATCGTGCAAATTTGCACTCTGCCAGCCAACGCAATTTTGCGTTATCAGTCCTCAGATGTGAGGGATGTAGCCAGCTTTTCCCCCAGTGGGGATTATCCAGTTACCGACGGTTTAACCGCCTGTGCCAGCACAACGAAAGAATTTGCGGGTAGCTTTAAACTACTCACAACATCCCATCTTACAGGCCGTGCCTTTCAACTTTTTACAATGCAATAAGTCAGGTAACGCTATACGTTCCACCGTGTACACCGCGCCAGTAAAACCCCCGGATTCGTGGTTTTCCTGAATATCAGGAATCTACCGCCGCAACCGTTCCGGCTTCTTCCACTGATAAGTGTTTTTCGCGCTCTCCCTTCGTTGTTGAGAACGGCGACGGTATGCCAGCAACTCAAGGAATCTGATCCGTATGTCGCGCATATCCACGCCGTTAAGCTCAATACCATCACGGCGCATCACATCAGCAACAACACGCGCGTAATTTTCGGCGATCACGCTGTCCGGCTGCGTGGCCTGTTCGTCATGCTGCTTGCTGATTCCACAAGCACGGCGGATTAATCGCAGTATTTCGGATTCAGTCATAGCGTACTACGTTACTTATCTTTATTCAGCTGCAACTTATCCGGTACGTTTCCGGCAGTTTCCATCAGATAATCGGACAGCATCAGCGGTATGTTTTCGTCAAGTTTTGCGCATGCGTTACAGGCTCTGATAACTTCTTTTTTCAGTCCATCCAGCATAGACGGCTTCATGTCGGGAAACTTCCTTGTCATGGCAAGCGGCAGGCTGTCCATGATTGAAGAAATCTGACTCGCCAGTTTTGAAAGCACGTATATACAAAACGCTGTATCAATAACGTCGCCGCGTTCGCGCTCGTTTTTAAGCTCCTGCGCCTCTGCCTGTGCTGTCAGCAATCTGATCCTGACTCGTAGGAGTTCATCATCATCAATCTCGCCCGTTTCGTTTGTAATCTGGCTGATTGCATTGTTAACCCGATTATCTATTACACTGGCGACATCATAAAACGCCTCGCGGCCCTTACGCTCGACGGGAATCACTCCCCACTTATCGAACGCAGTGGCGCTTACACGGCAACTTTTTGCCATGTTTTTTTTGTTCATCAGGTGCAATTTCATTGATACCACAACTTAATTACTGTTTCAGGTTGGTGTGTTGATTGTGTTTTTCTCTTATTATTCATACAGATATAGCGAACAACAAAACCACCACCAGTCCCCTAAAAATGCTCATAAATAGCGAAAACCCGCGAGGTCGCCGCCCCGTAACGTTCTGGATCGCCGGAAAGGACCCGCCAGCCAGAACGGGCCCTAATTTCATCAACCAATCAGCTTATAGCGACCATCCCGCGCATTGCGGCGTACACGCTCAATCTTGAGGCATAGCGCCGCATCTGGCTTTTTTGGGACAGGTACGCGGCAATATTCAGAAGCGCGCGGAATATTGTTTATCCAGTCGATCACTTCGCTTAAATACCAGGCCTTACGCCCTTCCGTAACCTGCACGCGTTCGGGGAACTCTCCACGTGCTTCAAGGTTTAGCAGTGTACGACGACTCAGGGTTGTAAGTTCCATCACCTGATTCATATCAACAAGACGCTCGCTTAAACGCATTTTGTCAGCAATAGCCTTTAATTCCTCTACTGCTGGATCCGGATACATCATTTCGGCAATTGGCTTAAGGTCATTGTAATGATTCTGCATTGTATCCCCCTTTACACACGAGCCAGCGGCTGAACAGAAATACCTGAGCCAACAAACGCTGCAATCTTTACTGACAGTTCTTTTACAGACTCAGGCCAGTTCAGAGCATCAACATTTAAGACACCTGTCTTATAGACCTGAGCCTGTGTTTTTTTCGCGGTGTCGATTTGTACAGCGGAAACATAAACCGCTTTACCTACGCTCGAACCATCCCATACCACCAGTGCACCTGTTGCATCTTCCTGCATCAGTGGCGTAAATGCAGGAATTACCCCTTTATTAGCTGAAAATATCCCCAGCGTAGTCACCAGTGCTTCAGTGCCAGCCATGAGTTCAGTGTAATGAGTAGCCATTGCTCCCCCTTAGCCAATGCGAACGGTAACAAAACGATTGATGCGGGCCGGTATTGGCTGTGGTGCTGAATGTGTCTGCACATATTCAATAGCCGGATCACCAGGCACAATATAGTTTTTCGGTGCAAGTTCGGCTTTAGTCAGCCCCATTCGGATTAGCTCCGGATCCTGAATACCGCCATAGGCGACAATCCCCTGAAGAGCCGTATTGCCAAGCACCATCAAATCAGGATCAAGGAAATGTTTTTCAGTTCCGTCCTCGTCGGTATAACGCCCGCTGTATACAACAATCGCAACATCGCCCATATACCCTTTAAAACTCACCGAATCACCAAGGTCTTTAAGGGCCGTTTCCAGTTCGGAATTAGAACCACGACGGGTATCCAGAGCCTCTTTTATCGCTCTGAATGAACGGTATTTCTTCCATACATTACCGCCCATAATGATGATATTAGTGACGCCCTCACTAAATTCTGCGTAGCTCTCAATATCATCATTTGGATCAAAAGTTTCTTTATCCTTACCTGACCACTCAGCACCGCCGGACTGCGTGATAATATTTTGTGGTTTTATATTCCAGTCCAGTTCATAGCGTTCAATGCCATCGCCCTCAATGATATTTTTCCCCGTTGTGATTGCCTGAACGGCAAGCCATTCAATACGTGCACGAATAGCTTTAGCCTGATTTACAATCGCCTGTTTAACTTTAATATTACGCGCTCCAAAAGCATTGTATTGCTCAGGTGATACACCAGCAGGGCGCACAGCTAACTTATTTGGATCAATGCTGCTTTTCGGCTTCATATAGCCTGGACGAATTGTCTTTGATTCGTACCCTTCGTCACGTGAAACTTTACTACCCACCATAGGAGAACAAAACGCTGCAATTGGGATATTTGGATCGTCGATTGTATCAAGAATAATGTCTCTTGATTCAAACATTACCGAGCGAGTGAAAAACAAACTGGTAAACAATGCATTTAATTTTTTTTGCACCTCTTCTGCATTAGCCACCTGCACAAGCTGGGCAGGCGAATATAAATCAACCATACTCATCCTCTTTACATTCATTAAAAATAATTGTGGATATATGCTATCACCGATATTTGTCATGCTAACACATGCAACCGAGTGCAATGTTGTATAAAGTTTTGGGATGACAACTTCAGCGCGGATAATTAGTGTTAATATCTTCACTCCCTTTGGTCGGGATTTATGTAGCATGCCGGAAAATATATTTTTTCCGGCCTTTTTTATTGGCAATATTTAAAACGGAATATCATCTCCCCATTGCTCATTATCTCCCACTGGTGGATGGCTTCCTTGCTGATCTGCCTGTTGTTTTGCTCTGTTCAGTGCATCAGTAGCCTGCCCCTGTTGACCTTTTTTGCCGCCCGGTCGCACCGTTCTGGCACTGATTACGCTGTCTGCGATAACCTGCCAGCCCTGCCGCGTTTCCCCGTTCTGTCCGCTCCACTGGCTCACCTGCATATTACCCGCCACGCTCAGGAGTTCGCCTTTGTGATGCTTTGCCAGCGCGTCGGCTTGTCTGCCAAACGCCAGCACAGATAACCACATCGTCGCCGTTCCGTCATCTGCCTGGCTGCATGGCAAAGATACCGCCATCCGTGCCAGTGTCATGGGTGTTCCCTTGCTGGTATGTTTTACCTGTGGGTCGTCCACCAGCCGCCCGTAAGCTGCTATTTGCGCCGTCATGCTGCCTGCTCTCAGGACTTAATATTGATGGTTGTCACTTCCTCCGCTTCGGCAATCTCCCGTTCGGTCAGCGTGGCAAAGTTTGCAGCCGCCGTTGTCATGAATGCGCTTATCAGTTCGGGATGTGCTTTCGCGTATCCTTCCCCGGCGTTGCGGTCTATTGCCTTAATCGCCACCCTTAGCCAGTGTTCAGCCATATCAAGGGCGCGGTAATGTGGCTTTATATGTTTGTTCAGTTTTCCTGATGTGTGCATTTTTATTTTTACCCCCTCGTTTAAAAAGTTTTTTGTGCACCACCACCTTGTCTACCTTGTCTACCTGATTAGTTATCAGGCCAGTAATGGCGCGGGTTTCAGGGAGGTAGACAGCCCCAAATAGCTGTCTACCTCATCTCTACCCGTCTCCTTACCTGTCTACAAAAATGGGTAGATAAGGTAGATAACAGGTAGACAGTGAAAAATAGTTATCTACCTGCATTAATACATTGAAATAAAAGTATTTTATTTCAGTCAGGTAGACAAGGTAGATAACCATTGCCATTTTTTATAAAAACGCATCGCAATCATCAGTAGTCGTTGCGTTGGTCTGCGTGACTCCCTTAACTTTTCGCGTAATATATTCATATCCGTAAACTTTCGCCGCTGACCTCATAGCCTTTCCGAACTCATTCACGCTCAAACATTTCCCCTTTCCTGTATATGCCATGAAGGCCATATAGACACGGTAAAGGCTGTTTCTGGTCGTGTACTTCACGGTGTCACCACCACCGCCCATCATTAGCCCACGAGCTTCCTCCAGAAACTCCAGCGCCGCGCAAAGCTCAACAACCGGATCCGTTTGCTGCTTTATTGCCAGAGCTTCATCACCGTCACGCTGTTCCAGTAATAAAGCCCGTGCCTTTTCAGGGTCAGCAAAATTAGCCAGCAAGCGGCGGATAATTACGGGGATTTCTGCCGCTATCTTTTCCGGTAATTCCTTGTCTTTTTCGTCCTCCCTTACAATGTTGTCGAACCGGAAAATCACCCGACGGCGTGACACACCTCCGGCCCGTTCGGTAAAGATCATCGGGTCGTTATTGGTTGCCAGTACCACCGCCCTTATTATCGTCGTGAATCGCTTCTCATATTTCGGGTTAATTTCAACGGGATCGCCTCCCGTGATTTTCTTGATGCCCGTGCCTTCCCCCGTATATTTCAGCTGATCGGCAAGGACGATAAGACGACTCCCGACAACCTGCGCGCGCCCTCCTGCATCATCGAGTGATGTCATCTCTGCGCTTACGGTGTTCTGTTTGCCAGCAAGCAGGGTGGCAATATGGGTAAATGTACTCTTACCGCTTCCCCCGTCTCCGGTGGCCTCAATGAACATCTGCCAGTCGTAGCGGTTCGCCATAATCATGTATAACGCGGCACATATACGCATCATCTTGCGCGGGTCTTTTCCTGCAGCATGTTCAAGCCATTTATGGAAATTTGGCGCATTATCGCGGATGTTTTCCCCTGCTACTGGTGGCGTGTACTCAATGCCATTGTGCGTGGTGCTCCAGTGCTCCGGTAAGTGCGGAGAAAAATCCCCCGTTTTCAGGTTAAGCACACCATTAGTGAACGGTAGTAAATCACCGGACGGCTCCCCCATGGGGTCGGCAATAACTTTTAACGCTTCCACGGCGTTATTGATTACACGTTTGCTGAACGTGGCCCTGTGCTCTGAATAGATCGCCACCATTTCGCGGCTCAGCTCCATTGTGCTGACCGGACACCATACCCCGCCGCGCCATACGTGGACGATTTCACTTTCTGCATGAACACACACACCATCAAAGCGATCGGCAAGTAGTTGTGCACGTTCACTGTCTGCCATCTGTGAAAGTTGCGCCTTTTGCTTCGTCGGAAGATTAAGCACCAGACTTTCCCCACGCTCGCATTCCTCTTTGAGTCGCGGCAACTGGTCGGATAAATCCACGGGGCTGGTGTCAGTAATCCCCGCGTATTCGTGTACGGTCTTCACTCCAGCCACAGCCAGTAACGTAACAATCTGCGTCATGCTGTGCTCTGTGATATGTCCTGCGCGGTAAACACGCACACACTGACGATCTTCATCAATGATCCGGTAATCGATGATGTTTTTCAGTTGCTCATCAGCCAGCACGACAGGCGGCACATCGTCGGCGGCAATATGTTTACCCGCCCATTCCTGCCACTCTTTCGCATGGCTCCACGCATCACTACCTGCAAAGATGATTACCTCTGTCAGTCTGTCGCGTGGCTGTTTTTTTAAGTTCGGTGCCAGTTTCATTTTTTGCCCCTGAATGCGTTAATCATGCTTTTCATTTTCTGGATGTTTCCCCGCGCTTTTTCCCTGCTGGTGGGCTTACTGCGAGGTGCGGCATATACCAGGGAAAAATCACGCCGGAACTGATAAACAGGCATCACGCAGTCATAGCTATACCCCTCACGGCGGTAAGTGATGCGCCGTTCTGCCACGCCTTTAATCGTTACCGTGCCGCCGTATTTATCGCGGTAAATATCGCCGTTCATAAATTCAGGCCGAGCGGGGCCGCTGGCAATAAAGCCAGAATTTTTCATTTCCATATTATTTATTCCTCGACTTAACTCGACTTATTTGATAACAGGGCACTATTTATTGCGTCATTGAGTTTTTCTGCTGCTTCATCAATAAGTGACAACAGGCCATAAGCAATATTTGCATCTTCATTGTCATTTATGCAATCAAGCCACATATTTAATATTGCTTTTGCTGAATTATTTAAAGTTAATGAACTTTCTGCACATGCTAACAATTTAAAAAAGACTTCCCGTTCTGTATTCATTTAATCCCCCACCAGCTTACTTTCTTCCTCAATCAAAAAACTAGCGACACTTCCCGAAAGACGCGCCAGTAGGCTCGCCAGTGCGGATATATCAGCATCTGTAATTTTGTTCGGGTATACCTCAAGAAGGCGGCAAATAATTTCTGTCTGGTGCGCACGTTCAGCGGCTTCGTGTAATGTAATTTCCTGCATTAATGCACCTCTTTTAATTCATACACTGCTGAAATAATGACTTGTGATAAGCCATATTCTGATGATTCGCTTCTCACCACAGCAATAGCCGTCTGAACATTAACAGCCTTCACGTTCTGAGTGATACCAATTGTGTGGCCTCGTGGGTTAACCGCTCGGGCAAATACACGGAAGGTTTTAAGCACGGCATACCTCCTGACGAATACGGGCGGCGAATACCCTCACGCAACCAGCCGGGGATTGCTGGCGGGCTTCCTGTTCGCTGGTGGCCACGATGTGAATCACGCGCGGTTGTGCCGTACTCAGGGCGATAAAACGCCAGATGAAATTGTTTTCGCATTTCTGAATAAACAGCGTGTTTTCTTCACGCCCTTTCCAGAAAGCCGCAGTATAGCCCATCTCCTTAACCATCTTGCGGGCATCAACCAGCGTGTCAGCGGCTACATGTACCGTAGTTGCTCCATCTGCCATGCGGTCGTGGTGTAGTGCCAGAAAGGTGTATATAAATTTAGGGTGAGTTTGGGTATGCTGTGTTCCAGCCATAATCGTTACCTCGTTTAACGGTTTGGTTAGAAGCCCGGTTAGTGTTCGCGCACTGCCGGGTTTCGTCGTTTTTATGAATCGATCATTGTGAGATACATAGCGACCATAATGTGAGATATACATTATATTGTGGTGATATACATTGCAAGTGTTTTTATATATCACTTTTGTGTATAGTGATATACACATAACAAATTGGTGATTAACTATGTCTGTATACAAAAATGCAAAATCGCAAATGACAACGATCAGGGTTCCCCACGATGTTATGGAGGGCATGGAATCCGTAAAACTGGACGGCGAGAGCAACGCCGGATTCATAGTAACCGCCATGCGCGGTGAGATCGCCCGCCGCCAGGCAGAAGGAAGCGGAGAAAATCCCCTCGTGTCTTCACTGGATGCCTTAGCTAAGGTCGAACAAATCGGCATCAAGGCAGCGGAGGAAATCGGGCAACTCGTAGCCGTCGCTCGTGAAGAACTCCAGCGGCGTAAAGCCAAAGAATCTGAATAATTAGTATCAGCGCCGTGATGTGAGTAACTACGGCGCATTGCTATGTAAATACTGGCAATAAACAGAAAAGGTAGTTCTACTCCGAATAATTTTATCTGACACTACTCCTGAACTAACATGCGCTTATCTTACAGGATATAAATATAAATCCATAAAATCACGATTAAATAAAGTCGCTCCAAACATAAACCACACCCAACGCTTAACAAGATAGCAACAAACAGATAAATAACTTGCAGAAATATTTATCGCAAGGATTATCATTATTAATGACAAATCACTTTACCAAGTCATTCCCCTCTCTTATCATAAAGAGAAAGTAATAAATAAGTTAAGGGAGTTAGAATGCTATGAATCTAAAAAAAATAGCCACAAACACAAAAAACAAGATAACAGAAACATTCAATAAACTTATATTAGAGGCATCTAAAACCCCCACACAAGATGAAATTAAAATACTTGAGAGAAGGAGTAAGAAGTTTAATTACTCCTTTTTCTCATACGCAGTCACAGGAGCTATAATAGTTTTTTGCTCTCAACCATTAATAAAATACGCAAACCCAATACTTATTTTATTGAGTGGCCTGCTATTGTCTCTCACCATTATCCACATCAGAATTCTTTATATTTCACAAACAAATAGATCATGGACAAAAAATAAAAAAACCGCATATGTTACTTTAATTTTATCTGTATGTTTCCTAGCGTCAACATTGACGTTGCTATATCAGGCTTACGATAATAACATCACACACAAATTGTACTGTAAAAATATACAACAACTTATTGAAAAAAGGATAGAAACAGAAAAAAACATCAGCATATTCAGTGGAATGCAATGCACCCCGGTATATGATTACTCTTTATTTGGATTTAATCTCTTATAAAGAATGTTATTACTGATTTGAGTACAAATTCTCAAATCAGTAATTCATAATATTTTATTCTGAGATAATTTAAACTACCCACTCACCTCGAATCCATGCCTGCACTTCTGAAAGACGATATGCAACAGCAGTGGAACCAATCTTGATCCGCTTAGGAAATTTTCCTTCCTTCTCCAGCTTCCAGCGTGTGCTGTTCGCAAGAGTGGTTAGCTCCCGACATTCTTTCTCACGGATCATTCGGTCAATGTTAGGAATGTACTCCAGACCCTTTTTATCAACAATTGCCATTTTTTTCATGTTAACCAACCTTTTGTTTGAGGATTGTCACTTTTGAATCAGCACCTGCGATGCTATTGAGATATGTAGTCCAGAGTTCCAGAGCATCCAGTTTTTTAGCCATAAACTTACTCCGGTTGTAAACACCTGCCACGCCAGGTAGCGCATGGCCTAACAGTTGTTCTACTACATAAAATTCAACACCGAGATCACTTAGATGAGTAGATAGCGTTCTTCTAAGGTCGTGTAGTGACCATTGTTTTTCATGGCCCAAACGTTTACCGATTTTCCCCCCAATCTTGCTTACGCTTTCTCTAATTCGCAGACTTCCCAGCACATAACCAGTATGTTTTGTCTCTTCGTGAACATCCGTTACCCACTGTCGTAGAATTTCAGGTACTGGTCTGACGATTTCAACACCAGTTTTTGAGTGATCTTTTGGTACAGTCCAAACCCAACTTTCGAGATCCCATTCGCTCCATTCTGATAATCGGGCTTCACTCATTCGACATCCAAATACTGTACAAAGCACAAACATTTTTCGCGTGTATTCAGACATTAGTTTTAAATCAGGCTCGACAAAAATTGCCTTCCAGAGCTGGCCGAGTTCGGCTTCATCCAGAACCCGATCCCGCTTACCTGCAATCTGCCCCACATCACTCATGCGCAAATCCTTTAAAGCATCACACGTCGCGTACTGGCGTACCCGACAAAAACGAAGAGCTAATTTAGTGTCAGAAAAAACATACGCCGCCATAACTGGTGCATTACGTTTAATTCGGTCAAAACAGTCCAGCCATTCATATAGGTGAGTGTCATTTACGGGCAAATGACCGATATAGGGAAAGATATGCTTTCGAAATCTGCCAAGCGTTACAGCATGAGTTTTACGACGCACCTTACAGTAATTTTCATACCAGTAATTTAGTGCATCCTCCACAGTGACCGGCTTTAAGCGTTCTTCAGCCTGAATCTTAATCTGGATACGCGGATCACGTTTGTCAGCCAACCAACCACGGCACTCGTCGCGCTTTTCCCTTGCCTGTTTGAGTGACATATCAGGATATTTACCCAACGTTAGCCAGACCGGAGCAGCCCGGCCACCTGCTAACCTGTAGAAGAAAACAAAGCTCACAGCCCCTTTAGTACTCACACGAATAGAAAGCCCCTTTCCATCAGCAATGGTGATCTGCTTTTCTCTGGGTTTCCCCAGATATCCTTTAAGCGCTTTGTCGCTCAGTTTGTTCTCGCCAGCCATTTTTAGCCCCAAAAAGCAATACAAGCTGCAATACAGAGATGATTGCAACACACAGATAACGAGGAAAATTCAGTGAAAGCACCAGATAAACTTATTCTTTATTATCAAAAGATTAAGTGTAAAAACCAGCAACTACACGAAAGCCTCAGAAAGCCATGCTAAGTGCTTCGGCTTGACATATCCCGGCGTAAATTCAGAGGTGGAGCCGCCACGGGAGCGGATAACCTCACCGGAAACAATCGGCGAAACGTACAGCGCCATGTTTACCAGCCCCGGAATTTGTGAGAGATAGACTTTCTCCGTGGTGAAGGGATAGCTCTCACGGAAAAAGAGACGCAGAAACAGCGGATCAAACTTAAATTTCTGCTCATTTGCCGCCAGCAGCTGGGCGGTTGTGTACATCGACATAAAAAAATCCCGTAAAAAAAGCCGCACAGGCGGCCTTTAGTGATGAAGGGTAAGGTTAAACGATGCTGATTGCCGTTCCGGCAAACGCGGTCCGTTTTTTCGTCTCGTCGCTGGCAGCCTCCGGCCAGAGCACATCCTCATAACGGAACGTGCCGGACTTGTAGAACGTCAGCGTGGTGCTGGTCTGGTCAGCAGCAACAGCAAGAATGCCAACGGCAGCACCGTCGGTGGTGCCATCCCACGCAACCAGCTTACGGGTGGAGGTGTCCAGCATCAGCGGGGTCATTGCAGGCGCTTTCGCACTCAATCCGCCTGGCGCGGTTGCGGTATGAGCCGGGTCACTGTTGCCCAGCGGCTGGTAATGGGTAAAGGTTTCTTTGCTCGTCATAAACATCCCTTACACTGGTGTGTTCAGCAAATCGTTAACGGCATCAGATGCCGGGTTACCTGCAGCCAGCGGTGCCGGTGCACCCTGCATCAGACGATCCAGCGCAGTGTCACTGCGCGCCTGTGCACTCTGTGGTGCTGCGGCCAGAATGCGGCGGGCCGTTTCCACGGTCATACCGGGGGTTTCTGCCAGAACGCGCGCCTGTTCTTCGCGTCCGTGAGCCTCCTCACAGTTGAGGATCCCCATAATGCGGCTGTTTTCTGCCGCAACCGCTGCAGTGATCTGCGCGTTCACGTCCGGCTGCGCCGCGCTGGCGTTTTCGCCCTCCGTCGCTGGCACCACCTCAGTAACGTCAGCCTGCGAAGCAGTGGCTGAAACAGTTGTTGATTGAGTCTCTTTGGTCATTCGCCCTCCTGAGAGACGGGATTTATGTGCATCCAGTGCATCACGCATGACGGTGATCGCATCGGTGCTGTTAACAAGTTCATCAGCCAGTCCGGCATCAATGGCCTCCTGACCGCTGTACACTGCAGCCTCGGTATCCAGCACAGCCTGCACAGACAGGCCGGTATATGCCGACACCTTCTGCGCAAACATCCGGCGGGTTGCGTCCATCCGGGACTGCAGTGTCTCCCGGACGTCATCCGGAAGATGGCTGTAAGGAGTGCCATCCACCTTATGGCTGCCGCTGTAAATCAGCGTGATTTCCACGCCCTGTTTCTCCAGGGCAGCACCGTAATTACTGTGAGCCATCATGACGCCGATGGAGCCTGTCCGGGCGGTCTGCGTGACCAGACGCCGGGAGGCGGCACTGGCAAGCAGCTGACCTGCACTGCAGTTCATGTCGTTGGCCAGCGCCCATACCGGTTTTATGTCACGCACACGGGCGATGATGTCAGCGCAGTCAAATGCCCCCGCCACCATTCCGCCTGGCGTGTCCATATCGAGCAGAATGCCGTCCACCATCGGGTCGCTGGCGGCCTGTTGCAGACGGGCGATAATGCCGTTGTAACCGGTCATCCCCGAGTACGGCTGCAGCGCCCGCGTCCGGCTGACCAGCGTGCCGGACACCGGCAGCACGGCGATGCCGTTCATGACCTGATAACTGCGGGCCTGTCGTGGTCCGTCATCATCACCGGATAATGCCAGCGTCGCGAGTGCCTCCTGGGCAGTCAGGCTGTCGCCGGACACCGCATCCGTCAGGCGGCTGATCCCAAGCTGGCCTGCAAGCGCACAAAAGAAAACCCGCGCATAGGCGGGTTCAAGCATCAGCGGCTCATTAAAGGCCATGCTGGCAATATGCGGGAGATTACGCAGCTCTGCTGTCACTCTCCTCCTCCTCTGTTGATTGTCGCAGCCCGGATTCAAATGCCGCAGCCGCCCAGGCGGGCGGTTTAAGACCGGCCGCGCGGCGCTCCATCGTTTCACGGACCTGCTGGGCAAAAATTTCCTGATAGTCGTCGCCGCGTTTTGCGCACTCTTTCTCGTAGGTGCTCAGTCCGGCTTCTATCAGCATCACCGCTTCCTGAACTTCTTTCAGACCATCGATGGCCATACGACCGGAGCCTATCCAGTCGCAGTTCCCCCAGGCACTGCGGGCTTCCTGAAAACTGAAGCGCGCTTTTGAAGGTAACGTCACCACGCGGCGAACGATGGCCTCTTCCAGCCAGCACAGAAACATCTGGCTCGCCTGACGGGATGCGACGAATTTTCGCCGCCCCATAAAGTGCGCCCACGACTCGTTCGCGCTGGCCCGTGCCGTGGAGTAGCTCATCTGGGCGTAATTCCGGGAAAGCTGCTCATACGAGACACCCAGTCCGGCAGCGATATACCGCAGCAGTGACTGCTCAAACACGGAGTAGCCGTTATCCGTGTCCTGAGCCGTCTGCAGGTTCAGTGAGTCACCCGGCATCAGGTGCGGCACTTTTGCGCCTCCCAGACGGACCGGTGCTGCGGCGTAATACGCGGCAATTTCACCAATCCAGCCCGTCAGCCTTTCCCGCTGCTCCTGACTGTTCGCACCCAGAATAAAATCCATCGCTGACTGCGTATCCAGCTCACTCTCAATGGTGGCGGCATACATCGCCTTCACAATGGCGCTCTGCAGCTGCGTGTTCTGCAGCGTGTCGAGCATCTTCATCTGCTCCATCACGCTGTAAAACACATTTGCACCGCGGGTCTGTCCGTCCTCCACGGGTTCAAAAACGTGAATGAACGAGGCGCGCCCGCCGGGTAACTCACGGGGTATCCATGTCCATTTCTGCGGCATCCAGCCAGGATAGCCGTCCTCGCTGACGTAATATCCCAGCGCCGCGCCGCTGTCATTAATCTGCACACCGGCACGGCAGTTCCGGCTGTCGCCGGTATTGTTCGGGTTGCTGATACGCTTCGGACTGACCATCCGGAACTGTGTCCGGAACAGTCGCGACGGGCTGGTATCTCAGGTGGCCTGAACGAACAGTTCACCGTTAAAGGCATGCATGGCCACACCTTCCCGAATCATCATGGTGAACGTGCGTTTTCGCTCAACGTCAATGCAGCAACAGTCGTCCTCGGCAAACTCTTTCCATGCCGCTTCAACCTCGCGGGAAAAGGCACGGGCTTCTTCCTCCCCGATGCCCAGATAGCGCCAGCTTGGGCGATGACTGAGCCGGAAAAAAGACCCGACGATATGATCCTGATGCAGCTGGATGGCGTTGGCAGCATAGCCGTTATTGCGTACCAGATCGTCCGCGCGGGCATTGCCACGGGTAAAGTTGGGCAGCAGGGCTGCATCCACACTTTCACTCGGTGGATTCCACGCCCGCAACTGCCCACCAAATCCGCTGCCACCGCCGTGATAACCGGCATATTCGCGCAGCGATGTCATGCCGTCCGGTCCCAGTAGGGTGGGAATGGTGGGCGTTTTCATACATAAAATACTGCAGGTCCCCTGCGTCGCTGTGTCATGCCGGTCTGCACTTCCAGCTCTGCAATATATTTTTTCAGGTCAGACACGGAAGTGGCCGTAAACTTCACCCTTCGTCCGTCTTTCTGTACTGTTGCCACCCGTTTACCTGTCATCAGGTCATGCAGTGCCGCACGGGCAGCGGCAAGTTCTTCCTGTCGCGTCATTCATCCTCTCCGGATAAGGCACGGGCGTAATCTGCCAGTGTTTTCTTGTTGGTTGCTGCACCATCCTCTTCCTGCAGGCTCGCCAGCAGCGCACTGAGATCCAGCTGCCAGCGGGAAATACTGATGCGCAGCGCCGCCAGCGCATAAACGAAGCAGTCGAGCGCCTCATTGCGTCGCTTTTTGCTGTCCCACAGTATTTTTTTCCTGCCATCCACCCATTTTTCGACCTGCTCTTCAGCCGTCAGCTGCTGCGCTTCGGTCAGATCAAAAATATCCGGGTTATTCGGGAAGTGAACGGCACCGGGAAGCGGTTCATCCCCTTCCGGCGTCAGTGTGAAGCGGTTATAAATCTGCTCTTTCGCGGTATCCGTACCGATTTCGGTAAGGTAAACCCCGTTTTTGTTTCGCTTACGTGGCATGCTGGCCACCGGCTTTCCGTAGACGGATGCCCCTTTAATGGGGATCACCCGGAACAGCCCATGTTTTTTCGAGCGTTCATACACAATGGTCGGGTCAATCCCGCCAGTATCCCAGCAGATACGGGATATCGACATTTCTGCACCATTCCGGCGGGTATAGGTTTTATTGATGGCCTCATCCACACGCAGCAGCGTCTGTTCATCGTCGTGGCGGCCCATAATAATCTGCCGGTCAATCAGCCAGCTTTCCTCACCCGGCCCCCATCCCCATACGCGCATTTCGTAGCGGTCCAGCTGGGAGTCGATACCGGCGGTCAGGTAAGCCACACGGTCAGGAACGGGCGCTGAATAATGCTCTTTCCGCTCTGCCATCACTTCAGCATCCGGACGTTCGCCAATTTTCGCCTCCCACGTCTCACCGAGCGTGGTGTTTACGAAGGTTTTACGTTTTCCCGTATCCCCTTTCGTCTTCATCCAGTCTTTGACAATCTGAACCCAGGTGGTGAACGGGCTGTACGCCGTCCAGATGTGAAAGGTCACACTGTCCGGTGGCTCAATCTCTTCACCGGATGACGAAAACCAGAGAATGCCATCACGGGTCCAGATCCCGGTCTTTTCGCAGATATAACGGGCATCAGTAAAGTCCAGCTCCTGCTGACGGATGACGCAGGCATTATGCTCGCAGAGATAAAACACGCTGGAGGGATCATCCGGCGTCCATTTGAGGCCAAACGGCGTATCTTTATCGCCAAATTTAAGGTACTGCTCCTCCCCACAGTGCGGGCAGGCAACATGAAAACGCATAAAATGCGGGGATTCACTGGCTGCACGCTCAATCTGGCAGGTGCCTCTCACTTTGGGCGTGGAGCCACGGATGGACTTTGGCCAGACCGAGCCTTCAATACGCTTATCGCCCAGGAACGTCGGAGAGCCTTCCTGTTCAATATCCTCATCAAAGGCAGCAAGTTCATCATAACCCGCCACATCCACTGACTTTTCACGGTAGTTTTTTGCCGCTTTACCGCCCAGGCACCAGAAGCCACGCCCATTGGTAAAACGCTTCATGGTGAGCGTGTTATCCCGGTGCTTTTTGCCATACCACGGTGCCAGCGCCAGCAGCGACGGAATATCACGGATAGTCGGCTCAACGTGGGTTTTCATAAAGTTCTCGGCATCACCATCCGTCGGCAACCAGATAAGGGTGTTGCGCTGCTTATGCTCTATGAAGTAGGCATAAACACCCAGCAGCATTTTGGAATAACCAACACGGGCAGACTTCACCACATTCACCTCGCGGATGTAGTCACTGCCCATCGCATTCATGATGGCCCGCTGAAAGGGCAGTGTTTCCCAGCGCCCTTCCTGGTATGCGGATTCTTTCGGGAGATAGTAATTGGCATCCGCCCATTCAACGGCGGTCTGTGGCTCCGGCCTGAACAGTGAGCGAAGCCCGGCGCGGACAAAATGCCGCAGCCTGTTAACCTGACTGTTCGATATATTCACTCAGCAACCCCGGTATCAGTTCATCCAGCGCGGCTGCTTTGTTCATGGCTTTGATGATATCCCGTTTCAGGAAATCAACATGTCGGTTTTCCAGTTCCGGAAAACGCCGCTGCACCGACAGGGGGATCCCGTCGAGAATACTGGCAATTTCACCTGCGATACGCGACAGCACGAAAGTACAGAATGCGGTTTCCACCACTTCAGCGGAGTCTCTGGCATTTTTCAGCTCCTGTGCGTCGGCCTGCGCACGCGTAAGTCGATGGCGTTCGTACTCAATAGTCCCTGGCTGGAGATCTGTCTCGCTGGCCTGCAGCAGTTCTTCAACCTCCCGGCGCAGCTTTTCGTTCTCAATTTCAGCATCCCTTTCGGCATACCATTTTATGACGGCGGCAGAGTCATAAAGCACCTCATTACCCTTGCCACCGCCTCGCAGAACGGGCATTCCCTGTTCCTGCCAGTTCTGAATGGTACGGATACTCGCACCGAAAATGTCAGCCAGCTGCTTTTTGTTGACTTCCATTGCTCATTCCACGGACAAAAACAGAGAAAGGAAACGACAGAGGCCAAAAAGCTCGCTTTCAGCACCTGTCGTTTCCTTTCTTTTCAGGGGGTGTTTTAAATAAAAACATTAGGTTACGGCGAAGAAGAACGGAAACACCTTAAACCGGAAAATTTTCATAAATAGCGAAAACCCGCGAGGTCGCCGCCCCGTAACCTGTCGGATCGCCGGAAAGGACCCGCAAAATGATAATAATTATCATCTACATGTCACAACGTGCATCTACGCCATCAAACCACGTCAAATAATCAATTATGACGCAGGTATCGTATTAATTGATCTGCATCAACTTAACGTAAAAACAACTTCAGACAATACAAATCAGCGACACTGAATACGGGGCAACCTCATGTCAACGAAGAACAGAACCCGCAGAACAACAACCCGCAACATCCGCTTTCCTAACCAAATGATTGAACAAATTAACATCGCTCTTGAGCAAAAAGGGTCCGGGAATTTCTCAGCCTGGGTCATTGAAGCCTGCCGTCGGAGACTAACGTCAGAAAAGAGAGCATATACATCAATCCAAAGTGATGATGGATGAACATCCCGGTTTCTTCCACCATCGCACCGGAAAAGCGACTATGAGGGTAACCCTGCGTCTGTCAGCACAGTAAAACCCGGTGTGCATCGTTTTTGATTATTCCCGCACACTCACGCAGAAGGAATTCCCCGTCGGGCTACGGTCATGGTT